AAAGCGGCTTCCACTTTTCGGGTCTCCCCTGAGCATCAAAATTCTGCTGTATGCTATTTTTCATGTATATAGCCGAGTCACGTAGGGGGGCTTTTAGGTCTGCATCCTTCATTTTTTGCAGGAGCTGATTCAGTGCTTCATCATGTATTTGTATCCGCATACTCACCACTTCGCTAGTTCGTCATCACTGAATACTTGTGGCCTACTGTAGGAATATGCTTCAGTACTCTGTGCATCAGGCATATTCTTTTTCCAAGCAGCTATATCTGAACGCATTCTTTGCCAGTATTTCTCTGCAAGATCTACGTATCCACGTCTTTCCAAAAGCTTCACTGAGCAATATAACGGCACGAAAATGTTCTCTGCAAAATCGTCCAACAATATTTGCCTACTGAGATACTGTCTTGCCTCAGCAAGTAATTCTGATAAAGTTTGATCGTCTGGTATGTTTTCCCCACTTAACTGTGTAAAGTCATTTGCGAGTCTGCGCTTAAGGTCTTCTAATTCCACGGTTATCACCTCTCTAAAAAAAGAAGGGGGCATTATGCCCCCCCTCAATATGAGATCGTTACTATGATATTGTTACAGTTAGTATCTTAACAGCGCCTGCATTGAGAATGTACGGAAGCGGTCTGGACATTACAAAGATGCTTCTGCTAGCACCGTGGTTGGTATTCTCTTCCCAGCTTACTGCGTCGGCGGCAATTGGGTTCATTTGTGGATCTAAATTTGCATTAACTATTGCGCCATATGCTATACCCAGTGCGTTAAAATCTACAAGTATTATCTTATCACCCGTTATCAGATCACTCCCACCGATATTTCCACCATAATTGTATATTGGCGGCAAGCCTTTTACCTCTGCCACGAAGTTCACAAACGGCTCTGTTGCATCATATCGCATCTGGGCAACATCAAACGTGGTAGTATCCACAGCAGCTTTGAATTGTGTATTTTCCCACAATGCTTTTTCTACATTGTCGGTGACAAATATATGCGTTGGTGAGAATCCATTTTGCTTCATTGCTTTTACATAACTTCTTAAATCAGAAACAACCTTTGTTGTACTTGCCAGGGTATATGTGACCGGACTGACACCGTAGGAAACTGAAAAGGCTCTATCGCCGTCATTGTATGCTATTGCACCGGTTGAAATCACTTGTGCTAACATCCATTCTATGCGGTTGTATACCCTGCGCTTTAATTCTGCTACCTTTTTTGCATATAGGTAATCCTTAGAAGCTATAACATTATCTGGCATTATAGGGTTGTAATTCTGTGAGAAGATCATCTCTTCGGTAATGTCATCATATTCATATATCTGTGCCGGATCCACAGGCGTACTAGAAAGATTCACACCTAGGTTGACAGGCGTCGGTGGGTCGTACACTTTTCCCAAACTTGCCAAAGTCAAGGAATTAGATTCGCTGTAAAGATTTACTTTTGGAAGTGGAGAAAAATCTATATTCTTTATCTGCTTCGTGAGAAACTGTGGTGCAACAGGTGCTTGCCTATATAGTCGTGTTAAAAATGTCCAATCTGCCATCTTTTATCACCTCATTTTCTTTTTATGACGTAAATGCCACTTTGCTGTAATGCGGCCTTGGAATCCTGCGTTGGTTCACTGGCTAGCTCGTCTTCATATACAGGTCCTCCCACAATTGCAAGAGCCTTTGCAGGTGTTTGGCCTTTTGTTACAGCTTCTGCCAATACAGCTACAGGGGTCCCAGTCACAGGTTGTCTATACACGTGTGTCGTGCTATCATATCCAAGCAGCGCTCCTTTTGCTATATCAGCGCTCGTGCTGACCGGTACCAACATTTTCACTCTTTCCATTTCATGCACCTCCCCATACGGCTTTCGCTATTTGGTCTGCCTTTGTAATCTCACTTGGCGTTGCAGCTGTCTCACCCATTTGTCCCATTGGTTGTTGCAACTCCATAAACATGCTATCGAATACCTGCTTCTTACTGACATCCTCTAACAATACCGCTTTTGCCTTTTCCACTACGACTGGTTTCACGCCTTTTCTAACCCATTCCGCTGCCCAATCCGAAAGTTCCATGAGCAGCTTTTCTTTTGCAAGTTCTTCATACTTCTTTTTCAGTTCTGCTTTTTCTTGGAGAAGTTTTTGGTTCTCCGAAAGTGTCCTTTGAAGTTCTTCCTGCAATCTCACAATTTCTTTCTCTTCTTCCATTCTCATCGCCTCCTGCTGTTCTTCATAATGGAATTCTGGTGGCTCCATGTCAAGCTGCTTATATATTGCTGCAAGCTTGGCGTAAACGCGTTCTTTTTCTTCTCTAGGAACATCTACACCTCCTCTGGCACCTAAGAGTGCCTGCATGGCTGCTATAACTCCTCGCCGATAGATTACCATTTGGTTGTCCGTCACTTTTGCAAATGGCAACTTGTATGCTGCTTTCACCTCTGGATACCCTGACTCACCTTTTTCATAGCTCATGTCGACATATCCACAAGCTTGTGCAAGTGCCTGCCAGCCAAACTTTTGGATAATCTCATCAGCATCCGTTGCCCAATCAAAGGCCCACTCTGCATTTGGTTCCAGCTTCCATGCCGGTACATTTACAACGGCAAGCTTTACCATCGTTACATCATCTCCTAACTGTATTTCTTGTACTCCTGGGTGTGCAGGTCGATTCGTGAGTGCTAGTCCCAAGAATACATATCCAACTTTCTTCCCGCTCTTTTTGTCTTGGTATTCGTTTGTAAACTCACTAGAAACGAATCTGAATTTTTGTTCTTCCAGAAGCTTTTTCCCTTCCTCGGTAAGCTCCAAGAGTGCATATAGTCCATCGTTACGTGCTTCCAGATCCTTTACTATGCCGTACCCACCAAGTTCATCATTGTGTGCAATATTCACCGGTGGTGGATAATGTGGAATGTTGTTCTTAAAGTTTTCTGCCATTTGTCTTATAATCTCTTTGGTTATCTTTACCTCTCCGTACCGTGGGTCATAGAAAGTGCCTAGCGGTAAAGCATTCACCCATAGCTCTTTTGTTTCGCTTTCTTCTAGTTCTACTATGCTTACGATCTGGTTCATCAAATTCCTCCTTTCCATTGTGAGAAAGCTTTACTTACCACCGTTTGGATCACCATCCGGTCGTATGGTCTCGTTTGTGGTGTATCCAACTGTTCCGGTACTCTTTTCCTTTCTCTGTTATCGTATCGTGTAACCGGCTCGAGTACGCTGCGGCAGTTTACGTGCAGCGGTGGAGTGTTGGCGGAAAGTGTTGCAATGTCTTCCTTTGCTATATACATTCCATGTCTAGCTCTGCATATACGCGTTGTTCTTTCATCCAGTACTGCTGTAAACCTATAACCAATTACAACTTCTGACGTAAATGATTCTTCTATACTACCGATGTTCCAAGCTCTGGTTGCTTCTGTTCGTGCTATCATCTGCACTCTACGATCTGTAAAGTCAACCAATCTTTCTGTAAGATATGCTTTTGCTTCCTTCTCACTCATGCCTTGGCGGATTGTCTCCTCGACCCAGCTTGTTATCTTTTTTAGCAATACTGTGTCTTTTATGTGTGCAAGTTGTACAGCATACGTTTCCAAAAACTGCAGTACTTCTTGCGATGGTGCAAAGAGCTCTGCTACAATGTCTTCTACAGGTAGTCGTGCAAGCTGCGCAATTAGTTCTTTATTGCTTCCAACTAATATTGCTATCTCTTGCATATTAGGTTCTGCCAGCTTGTATGTTTTTCTACGAGTTGCCTCACCGATGACGTATGCTTTACCAAAGATGTAGCTTAGCACAAGTGCTCTTCTAAGTGCCCCTATAAGTTCCTCTTCATTTATGGTTACATTTCCGTCCTTTATTTTGACTAGTCGTACGAAGCTACGCCATATACGCTTCTCTACAAGATCTAAAGCTGTCTTTACGGTTCTAAGTCTTGCCATAGTTCATCAGCTTCTTTCGTATCAGAGGTAGTATCCTCTTTTCTTTCTGGGAAGCCAAGCATAGCACGTATCCACTGCTCATCTTCTACTGGATCCAGTACTGCGCTATCTACAAGCGAACTAAACACTTGTGCGAGGTTTTGCATCTCTTCCGGAGTTGGCTTTAACAAGTTTACAAAGCGCCCATAGTCGAGTTGCTTTCCATAGTTCCAGTCAATAAGCTGCGCCACGACTTGGTCTATTAACACAGAAGAAAGTCTTTGCGCATACCTTTGTGCTGTGTTTTGGAAGATCTGGAAATGTACTTGGCCAAGGCTGTATGCACCGGTGCTTCCTGCAGAAGTCAACAATTGTGGGACCAATAAGCCACGGTAGATCAACATGTTGAGATATTCGATTGTGTCTCTATACACGTCCGCCATAGCTGCCTTCGGTTCCAGAAGTTCGATTTGGGTATTTGGGTCAGTCGCTACTATTCCTTCAGTCCATAACGTTTTCAGTGGTTCAAGGATTTGTGAAGGGTCTGTCGCTTTTGCGTGTGTGATTGGCATTGCATATCTTTCCATTGCGACAGCCCAAAACCGGAATAAGGCTTTCTTGAACGCGTATACTCTATATATTCTACGTAATCGCGACTTTCCATATACACCTCTACCAAGCTGCATAATCACGCACTTGTCAGCTGGTATCTCAATTTTTCCACGTGTAGCAGTATACTGCACTACTGTTGACACTTCTCCATTCGCAACTGTGAAACGG